GATGACTTTGCGTGACCGCATCACAGCGGTGCACACGGACATCATGAATCACCCCGAGTTCGCGCTGCTGTCAGGCGTCATCCTGACTGGCAAGGTGGAGATCAGCGACAAGATACCTACCGCTGCGACCAACGGGCGCGATGTGAAGTATGGCGATGCGTTCATGACAGCGCTCAATCAGAAGCAAGTGCGCTACCTTGTGCTGCATGAGAACGGACACAAAGCGCTCAAGCATTGCGTGTGGTATCGAGACATCGTGCGCAAGTATCCACGCCTGTCCAACATCGCGCAGGACTATGTGATCAACGGCATGATCGAGGAGCTTGACCCTGACCTCAAGTTCGTTGAGCGCCCGACCGATGGGCTGTGCATCGACCCTAAGTATTTCGGTTGGGGTTGGATCGAGGTGCTGCAAGACTTGCTCAAGAATGGTGGCGAGGGTGGTGGTGGTGGTGGTGGTGGTGGTGGTGATGGCAACCCTGACCCGTTCGATGAGCACGAGGACGGCAGCGAGGTGATGGAAGCCGATGAGATTGATAGCCTGAGTGATGAGATTGACGAAGCGCTGCGTCAGGGCAAGATCATCGTTGACCGCAAGCGTGGTGAAGGCAGCGGCAAGAACCCGCTCAACGCCCTGATCCAACCACGCGAGACTAACTGGCGCGATGCGATGCGGGAGTTCATAGAGACTATCTGCACGGGGCATGACAACTCGCGGTTCTGTCCTCCCAACAAACGCTTGCTTGCGTCCGGCTTCATCATGCCGTCTCACTTTTCCGAGTCTGCCGGTGAGTTGATCGTGGCTTGCGATACATCCGGTTCGATGGGCTGCGTGTATCCGGTGGTGTTCGGTGAGATCGCTCGCATCTGTGAGACTGTGCGCCCCGAGTCTGTGCGCGTACTCTGGTGGGATTCTGATGTGTGTGGCGAGCAAGTGTTCACCGAGCAGAACTACAACGACCTCGTCAGTCTGCTCAAACCTGCCGGTGGCGGGGGTACTTACTTGTCCTGTGTTGCCGAGTACATCCGCGACAAAGAGTACAAGCCCAAAGCGGTCATCTATCTGACCGATGGTTATATCGAGCATTCGTACGCATTACCCGAAGTACCGTGCCTGTGGGGTGTAGTGGATAACAAACAGTTTGTTCCGCAGCGCGGCAAGAAGATCAACATCAACAGTCTGTCTATCTAAGGAGATACACCATGCAACGCTATAACATTGATACCTGTGCCATGCTTGTCGAGTTCAACGCATCTGTGTGGACTGCACGAAAGCTTGATCGTGGTGCTACCGATGAGGTAGTTTCCCGCAACCGCGCACAATCCAAGGGTGCTGCGCGTGTCAACAAGCACCTGCTTGCCGGTCGTCCCGAGCTTGAGCGCATCGTCACGCATGTCGGGTCTGTGCGCACCTATGTGTATGAGAACACGCTGCCTTGGACTGACAGCGGTATGCGTCTGCTGCCTGTGCCCAACTTCATGGCGTTTGAAGCACGCATGAAGAAAGAGGAGGACACTTACTGGACGCTGTGCAAGGAGTTTGTGGATGTGTACCCGTCCCTGATCACGGCGCAAGCTATGGCGTTGGGTGATCTGTTCAAGCGTGACGAGTTCCCATCGCCTGAGTCCATCGTGCACAAGTTCGCGTTCGCTGTGAACTACCTGCCTGTGCCGACTGTGGGTGACTTCCGTGTGGATGTGGGCAACGAGGCGCAGAAGGAACTGCAAGACAAGCTGGCGAAGCTTGCCGATGAGCGCGTGGAACAGGCGATGAACGATGTGCGGCAGCGTCTCAAGGCGCACATGACGCGGATGTCCGATAGGCTGACAGTCGATGTGGTGGACAACACAGCCAAACCACGGGCTTTCCACGACACGTTAATAGAAAACGGATTTGAGCTTTGTGACCTTGTCAAACACTTGAATCTTGTGGGAGACTCTGATCTTGAAGCCGCCCGTGCAGGGTTGGAGCGTTGCTTGAGCAATGTGATGACCCGCAAGAAGAGGACTGGCACAGAAGTATCCATTGCCGAAACACTCAGAGAAGACATGCAGCAGCGCAGCGCTATCAAGGCGCAGGTTGATGAACTGCTGAATAAATTTTCTTGGTAAGGAGATAGACCATGACTGATATCAACGCACAAGTTGATGATGAAGTGTCAACTACTACACAACAGGAGAGCACCCCGATGGTTGCCATCGTAGACAAAAGCACCCCCAAGAAGAAATACATTACGCGTACCAAAGGCGCGACGCGAAAGCAAGTGCGAACCTTGATCAACCAAGGCTTTTCCGCAAAGCATATCTCGCGTGTCTCGGGTGTCAGCCCACAAGCTATATACAACGTCAAGTACCACATGAAAAAGGCGGGCACGCTAAAAATCAAGCCGTTGCAGTTCACCTCAACGCCTACCGGATACAAGTTGATTACGCCAGCTACCAACGAGCCAGCCACACCAAACGACAAGCAAGTCGGCGGCAATCACTACAAGGACAACACAATTCAAGTATGGGATGCCATCCATGACTGGGGACTTGATTACTTTAGCGGCAATGTCATCAAGTATGTTGCGCGTCACAAAAAGAAGAACGGTGTCGAGGACTTGAAGAAGGGGCGACACTATCTTGACAAGCTGATTGCAATCTCAGAGAAGCAAGGCAAGCAGAACGGTGTCGAGGACTTGAAGAAGGCGCGAGACTATCTTGACAAGCTGATTGCGATGTCAGAGAAGCAAGGCAAATAGTTCAACGGGGGAAAGCGGATGCTGCTGCGCAGACTGATGCGCGAATCGTGAGAGCGAGACTAAGCCCGGTGTAGCGATACGGCGCGGGTGTAGATGGCGAGATGAGTATGGTTAGCCATCAGGGTAAAGGGTAAAACGAGGCGTCGTCACCAACACGCCTATCGCCTCAAAGCCGGAGATCAGTACCGGCAAAGTAGTTGCAGTGCAGCGAGTACCCCACCTTTTTTGGAGACAAGCATGAGACTGATTGACCTGATCAATTCGTTGTTTGTGTATGACGCATTGCAACCCGACCTGATTGATGTGTCGAACTGCAAGCCAAGCGATCCGCGCAGGTATGACGAGCGGCGCAAGGCGTGTGTGAAGTATTTGCGCGAGCGCAACCTGTACATCTTGGATGGGCACTTTACGCCAACCAAAGCAGCGAACACCGACGTCACCGTCGTGTTCAATCGTGAGCGCAGCAAGATTGGTGAGACATTGATACAGGTGGCGAAATGAAAAAAGACACAGCACTAGCCATCGTGGATGGATGGAAAAAAGATATGAAGGTTGTTGACGTGCCGGAATTGATTGATTACTTGCGGGCGCAAGGGAAATTTATGCCGAGCAAGTCGCGGATAAAAATATGTGTTGGAACTTACAACCGTCTTGCTAGTGCCGCCTTATGGGACAGTCAATTCAACCGCGCCGTTAGTTTGCTAATGAAGCACGGGCTAAAAGATAAATCAACAATCGCCCGCCCACCTAAAAAGAATACTACTTACATCACATCAAGAAGATTGAGTGGCGATGTTAGCAACCCTAAATCAGATTGGAAGTACGTCAAATGATTACAAACCAAGAAATAGCAACACGAGTGGGCGAGATTGGAAGCACAGTGTGGCAGCTTGAGAACAAAGTAGCAATGCTACAACGCATAGTCGACCTGCTGTTGGTCAATGATCCTGACTGTGAGGTCAAGAAACACTTTGTGGAATGCGCCAAGGCCAACCTTGAACGAAGAGAAGCTTCAAATAAAGCGCAGAAAAAGATACGGGAGATGCGCTGGGAGATTGATGAATTGCTCAGCCAACATCCTGAATTGAGAGAAGCCAATGAACGGTAAGACAGAATGGTTTACATCAAGGCAGAAGCCCGTGCGCCCCGGTGTGTATGAGTGCGTTGTGGATATATTGGAGGGCTACTGGATTATGAAGATCAGATGGCATCCATACCGAGGCTGGCTTATTGAACCTGCATCAAAAATAAAAATGTGGCGTGGCCTGACCGTGGAGGAATTTATGAAAAGGGGAGGCAGATGAGATCGTCAGTTAAGCGTGTCATCGAAGCCATGCGGTTGGTGCGTCACCTGAACAAAGAAATCACCACACGCAACATCGCGGAGATACTGGGGATCAAGGTGCAGACGGCGGGTGCGCACCTGCAAAAGATGGCGAAGGAAGGATTGATTCGTCGTCACGGCATGATTTTGCAGTTCGACGGTGCGAACCGGGCGAAGAATGTGCTGTGGCGTATCAACACACTGGTAGTGCGCAAACTGGAGGCAGAAGAAAGTGGGGACATCACGAACAAAAAGACCGGCAGATCAACCCGCACGATGCACGATGTGCAAAGTCGTAAAGCAACCAAGCGAGTATCACAAGACGCGGTACAACACGCTCAATAGCTGGTGTAAGGCGTGTGTCAGAGAAGATAACAAGTTTCGATACCACGCATACAAAGAGACGAAAGGAAAGACGGATGGCTAAGTTGCCTTACACATACACGATCTGCCCCCCAAATGATCCACCGAAACAATACACAGCCATGACGCCGTGGATGGTCAAAGCCTTGCGCCACGGCAACGATCTGACGATTGACCAAAGGGCGGCGGTCTACCCGGCGCATTCGGATGACTTTGAAGGGAAGCTGGCACGGTTGCTGGCAAACGCAAAGGAGAAGAAATGATTTTCTTTGGAGGCCTGTTCATGGTGGTTCTGTCGTTTGCGGTGTTCATCATGTTTGCTGATCCGGTGAACGACAAGCGCGTGTGGCTGGAAGACACCTGTGCAGCGGTGATGATGCTCGGGTTTGGTGTGATGGTAATTGGCTTGTGTGTTTGGATTGGGAGAGTGCTGGGATGATTTATAAAATCTACACAGAATCCTCTGGTGCCGGAGGCGGGGGCGGAGACGATATGAGACAAGTAGCAAGCACTGGCATGAACTTGCTTGCCCCACAGGGATGGCAATGCCCATTGTGCCAACGAGCGTACAGCCCGACTACGCCGATGTGTTTTTATTGCCCAAGCACAACGACGACGCAGCCCAACACCTACCCCGCAACTGGAAAAGCGCCACCATTTCCGTACTCTACCTCTGGGGGAAAAGATGAATAACGAAAACATCATCGCCCTACCCGCATCTGTAAATTTCACGCCAGAGCAAGCGTTGCTGTCGATGCTTGAATTCTGTCGAGCAGACAATCTGTCGGATGTCATGGTGATCGGGTATGACGCAGACGGTGTGCTGATTATTCGGTCATCAAAAATGACTCGCGCAGAAGGTTTGTTTATGACTGAAAAAGCAAAAGAGTGGACGATGCACGGAGGATTGCACAATGCCTGACATCACCATGTGCCCCGGTGCCGGGTGCAACAAGAAAGACTCTTGCTACCGCCACACCGCTACACCGAGACGCCCCTACCAAGTGTGGGCGCAGTTTGATCCGGAGGATTGCAAGCACTACTGGCCGATTGATGGGCGGCGCGACAAGGATGGCAAGTGGCAACAAAATGCCAGCTAACGGATGGAGAAAGAGACAGATCATGCAATGGATACCAAATGATGAGAACAAGCGGCGAGACGAAGCCTTCGCAGACTTCATCGGAGGTGTTGCTTATGAAGAGGACAGAGGCTGGTCGAAAGAGGTCTGGGACGCGGCGTGGAGCGCGAGACGCAAATGGGTGTCGCTGACGGATGATCAGATCAAAGAAATCGTTGGGCCATACGGAGGACCGATCAAAGGCTACACACGCGCACTGTTTGACAAGATCGACGCCAAGCTGCGGGAGAACAACACATGAACATCGAAGCAATGAAGCAAGCATTTCTTGAACGGTCTGGGCTGACGGAGGAGGAGATCATGTCAAACCCAGAATATTTTATTCATCGTTGGTATTACGGAAAGCCTGAAAGAATGGTGTTGCTTGAAGATGATCCGATCTTGAGACAAAAAATGATCCGCGAGTTAGTAGACGGCAAGCTGCGGGAGAAAAACGGATGAACAACTACGAAGGTGAATTTATCCGCATCATCAACAGGCCTGACCAATACAAGCCGGAATTGTGGACGCGAGACTTAAAACGGGTAAAGGTCGGAACATGGCTGTTTGGTTTGTTGCCGGTGTATGAGTACCGATACACGGAGTGGGAGAAGAACAAATGCTAGTCCAACTACAGAAACCTGACCCCATCTTGCTTGAGGACCCGGTGCGTCCAAGCATCAGGCCCGAAGATCGACTGGGGTACACGCGTGATGTGTGGGCGTTGATCGAAGACAAGCAACTGGGGGCGATCCTGTGCATTGCATTCCACAAAACAATCCCCACCACGGAGGAGGAACTGATGGAGCCGCCAAGCTGGATATGCCTTGACAACGCGATCCTGTACAGCGTTTGGTCGTACAGACCGGGGTGCGGCAGCAAGCTGGTCCGCGAGTACTTGGAGATGGCGCGTATGCTAGGTTCCCCTATCAAACGCATCGTCACGATGAGTCCGAAGACCGAGATGGCAAGGAACTTCCACTACAAGAACGGCGCACGACTTTTGCAAACCAACGAGGAGACGGTGAACTATGAATACTGAATGTCCGACGTGCGGACAGATGCAACAGCAAAAATGGATGGTGCGACAAAAGCAGTACCCTACGAATGTTGATGTCCATTTAAACCATGTGCGCGATCTCTGGCGCTACTGCCGATCTCTTTACTACACCACACACATAAAAGGTAAGCCGTATGCCGAAATGTGTTGGCGTGAGTTGCCTGAGTGGTACAGGGATAGTTGCACATCACTGATGGTAAGAGAGCAACTGCGTCATGCAATCAAAACAACTGAAGGAGCAAAACAATGAACGAGCAGATTATCAATAAAGGCGTCACCGAAGACTACATTTGGCATGAAGCCAGAATTCTTAGGGACAACCTCAATAGTTTAGTTGACGGAGTTGCACAATTCGTACAGGTGGTAGCAGCGCGGGACAAGGACAACAGAGCAGTGATTGCAAAGTTGTACGCTGAGAATTTCCAAATGAACCAAGAGATCAAAGACCTGAAGGAGAAGGTAAAAAATGGACCCATTACTTAAAGCACAACAGGAAGCCAAGCTGCCGGTGATCTACTGCGACCCGACCGAACTGCAAGGCTTCATCTTTGGGGTGTACGACACGGTGACGATGGGCAAAAAGTCTGACAGATACACGTTTGCACTGTACGCCGAGCCGCCACAGTTGCAGCAGAATCAGATGCTGATCGAACCCGCACTGCTGGAGAAACTGGGCTACGTGCCGAAGGAGAAGTGATGAAGCCAATTGATTTTGTGGTGTACGAAGGTGACAGTGCGCCAAATACACCGGTGTATGAAATAGCCGAAGCCATGATGCAAGACATAAAAATTATTGGGGGAGACGTTGATTTTGTAGTACATGGTTACTACTACGACGAGGAGGAGAAGAGAATGGTGTTGGAGATAACGGAGGATGTGGATGATGCAGTGGATTCCTGACCAGTACCGCAAAAATGAGATACGGCTGCGCTACACCGAGAAGGCATACAAGCGTGGCATACATACAGGGTTTGGGCTTGGCTTGTTTGCCGCCATCACCCTATACATGATTTTCAACATACTTAAATTGGTACTGACATGATCGACTACGGCGAGAACATCATCAAGATTCAAAAGCTGCAACGCGAAGCACATGACGCAATGCTCAAGCATGACTGGCAGACTGCCTGTGACAAGGCTGACGAGATCATCGTATGCGCCCGCGCTATCCGCATATTCTGCATGCACGAACTACAGAAGGTGTTAGAACAATGACTCCCGAAGCCAAAGTAAAGAAGAAGGTGCGCGACCTGCTCAAACGGTTGGGCGCTTACTACGTCATGCCTGTTACAAGCGGGTATGGCAACTCGGGCGCACCGGACTTCATCGTCTGTTACAACGGACGTTTCTTTGGCATCGAGTGCAAGGCTGGCAAGAACACGACAACCGCTCTCCAAGACCGCAACCTGCAACAGATCGAAGAGGCAGGGGGCAGAGCAACAGTGATCAGCGAAGCAAACGTAGAGCAACTTGAGGAGTGGTTAAATGGATGAAGAAGAATTCAAAACGGAATACGCCAACAAGCTGGCAACAATGATTGATGACTGTATGTGGGGTGAAGACGGCAACCAAGCAATCATCATATTCAGCAACGCCAAGCACTCTATGGTGCATGTGTATTCAGTCAACGCAACAGCAGATGACGCGGAGCAAATGGTTATGAGCGCAGCAAGTTTCTACATTGATAACCGCAAGACAGAGGGCAGGGTGTTCCACTGATGGGCGCTCCTTACGAACGGATCATGGTGTTGGACTTTGAAACTGCATGGGATCGCAGCGAGTACACGCTATCGAAGATGACAACCGAGCAGTACATACGCGACCCGCGCTTCAAGGCATGGGGCGCTGCGTTCAAGTACTTGGATGAATACGATGGGCCGACATGGATACCGGGCGGACACCTGCAAACGTTCTTTGACGGGGTGGACTGGTCAACGACAGCGGTGCTAGCGCACAACGCGCAGTTCGATGTGTCGATTCTGTCGTGGGTGTACAAGCATCACCCCTGTTTTATTTTTGACTCGCTCAGCATGGCGCGAGCGCTGCGTGGGGTGGAGGTGGGTAACAGTCTAGCCAAGCTCGCCGCTGCATTTAATCTGCCGCCCAAGGGCGATGCGGTGCACAGCAGCAACGG